CGACAGTTGTGGTTTGAGAAGCGTGACCCGCAAGGGCGTGGCGGTATTGATGGGCCTACACAAATTAAATTTCTATATGGTCATTTGCTTGAAGAGATTGTGTTGATGCTTGTACGAATGACAGACCACAAAGTAACAGATGAGCAGAAAGAAGTAGATGTTAATGGTATTGTAGGCCACATGGATTGCAAGATAAACGGTGAGGTAGTGGATGTCAAGACTGCTTCTCGCTTTGCGTTTAACAAGTTTAAAGATGGCCGCCTAGCACAGGACGACCCCTTTGGATACCTTGGTCAGCTTGCAGGGTATGAAGCGGCAGAGGGTACAGATAACGGTGGGTTCTTGGTTATCAACAAAGAGAGTGGCGAGTTGTGCATGTACACGCCCGATGACATGGACAAGCCTAACATAAAAACATCAATTAAATCTCTGATCCCTGCATTAAAGCTTGACACCCCTCCTGAAGTATGCTATACTCCCATACCTGATGGTAAGAAAGGCAACATGAAATTACCTAAAGGTTGTAGTTGGTGTAAGTATAAATATGAATGCTACAAAGACTCCAACGATGGAGCAGGCCTAAGAACTTTCAAGTATTCCAATGGTTTAGCGTACTTAACTAAAGTAGAAGTTGAACCTAAAGTCGAGGAATTAATATGAACAAAAAGAAAACCAAGCGCATCCAAGATCAAGCCTCAGTGATTCTTGTTGATTGGTTGCGTAGTTTGTTGAACGAAGAAGAGGGCCTTAAAATAAATACTAAAAATTATTTAAACTTTATGCCTACACAAACTCACTTTATGGCTGAACGAACTATGTACTTAAACGCCTATCACCCTAAGTGGATTAAAAATAAAATAAAAAGACTGTTAGTTTTGTGGCCTGATCGTGCTATTGAAAGTATAACACTAAAGGATATACAATGGATAGCAAAGTCTTAGATGTTAATCAAATGATTATAGCAGTGGGAAGTTTTCTTTACAACTCAGACAATACCATAGCCGATGTAGATAGTGAGTTTCTTACTGATCTCCACGCTATAATAGGCTTAGAACTAGAAAGAAGAGAGGCGGTTATACATTGACTAAAATAAGAAAAGGTAAGCGTAAGCCCAGAGCAGTTCGCCCTGAGTCTAAAAACTTAGTGATTGGTTATGACTCTAATTGGGAATACGAATTACATACAGGCATACTAGACTCTTGGAGTTGTCATACTGATAAGCTCCCATACACCGTGGATCATCATTATCATCCTGATTTTATACGAGAGATTGAAGGGAAGAAAATATTACTTGAAGCCAAGGGTAGATTTTGGGACTACGCAGAGTACAGCAAATACATTTGGATCAGTAAGGCTTTACCCGAAGACACTGAGCTAGTGTTTTTGTTTGCTAATCCTAGCGCCCCAATGCCTCAAGCTAAGAGGCGCAAGGACGGAACTAAAAGAAGCCACGGAGAGTGGGCTAGTGCTAATGACTTTAGATGGTTCAGTGAAGACAGCATACCTGACAACTGGATCAACGTAAAGAAGAGAGAAACTTTTGATGACTAACGAAATAGAAGAGTACTTAAAAATGAAACAAGATATGGCTAGACTTAATGATGTTACACCCGAAGAGTGGGACAGAGCTACTAGAGGTTGGAGTAAAGCCTCCTCTGCTATTACTGAGGCGGTTGACCATCCTCCGCATTACAATCACGGTGATATAGAAACTATTGATTACATTGTAGATGTACTAGGTGTTGAAGGTGCTATTGTTTATTGTCACGGCAATGTGTTAAAGTATACAGGTTCTAGGTTGTTTAACAAAGACAAGCCTGTACAGGATTCACGAAAAGCTATATGGTATTTAAATAAAATAGTCGAACTATTAGAGAAAAAAAGATGGAAGAAGTTAATCGTAAAGATAAAAGGAGAGATAGCTTTTTAAGGAAGAAGAAGTTTAAAAAGATTCAGAGTTCTTCTAAACTAAAAGAGACTAGGCGCAAAGAAAACAAAAACATTAAACATTTTACAGAGGAATAACAATGGATCAGTATCAACAGTTTATACACAAGTCACGCTACGCACGATGGCTACCCGAACAAAGCCGCAGAGAAACATGGGAAGAAACAGTTTATCGTTATGTTCAGTTCTGGAGAGATCGTGAACAGATAACAGTTCGTGAAGGTAAAAAAATATACGATGCAATACATAATTTAGAAGTCATGCCTAGTATGAGATGCATGATGACAGCAGGCCAAGCACTAGATAAAGATAATGTAGCAGGGTTTAACTGTAGTTACTTGCATATAGATTCTCCTCGTTCTTTTGACGAGCTTATGTATGTTCTTATGTGTGGTACTGGTGTTGGGTTTAGTGTAGAGCGCAACTTCATAAACAAACTTCCAGAGGTTGCTGAGAGCTTTCACCCTACAGACACTGTGATTGTTGTAGCTGACAGTAAGATTGGTTGGGCATCTGCATTCCGTGAGCTTGTTGCTATGCTGTACGCAGGTAAGATTCCTAAGTGGGACATGAGTAAGGTGCGTGGTGCAGGAGAAAGACTTAAAACATTTGGTGGTCGTGCATCAGGGCCAGAGCCACTCATAGATTTATTTAACTTTTGTGTAAGTGTGTTCTCTAAAGCCGCAGGACGCAAGCTAACATCCTTAGAGTGCCACGATATTGTGTGTAAGATTGCAGACATTGTAGTTGTAGGTGGCGTTAGGCGCTCAGCACTCATAAGCTTATCTAATTTAACTGATCAACGCATGGCTAGAGCTAAGAATGGAGCTTGGTGGGAGAACGAGGGACAAAGAAGACTAGCAAACAACAGCGTAGCCTACACAGAGAAGCCTGACTTTGAAGCTTTCTTAAACGAGATGAGTACTATGTATGAATCTAAAGCGGGTGAGCGTGGTATCTTTAGTCGTGTTGCGGCACAGAAAGTTGCAAGCCTCAATGGTCGTAGAGATTCTGAGCAAGACTTTGGTACTAATCCATGTAGTGAAATAATACTACGCAGTAATCAGTTCTGTAACTTGTCTGAGGTAGTTATACGGTCTGATGATAATTTAAAGACTCTTAAATCTAAAGTAGAAACAGCCGCTATTATTGGTACACTGCAAGCAACCCTTACAGACTTCCGTTATTTGAGAAATGTTTGGAAGCGCAACACAGAAGAAGAAGCACTGTTAGGTTTAAGCATGACAGGCATTATGGATCATCCTACTTTGGGGGTATCCTCAGACAAAACAGCACAGTGGCTAGAGGAGCTAAAGGATGTTGCTATTAAAACCAATAAGAAGTGGGCTGAGAAGCTTGGAATCAATCAGTCTGTGGCTATTACTTGTGTTAAGCCAAGCGGTACTGTATCTCAGCTTGTTGATAGTGCCTCTGGTATTCATCCTCGTTTTTCTAAGCACTACATTAGACGAGTACGTTCAGATAAGAAAGACCCACTTGCAGTCTTTATGGAGCAAGCAGGATTCCCAGTAGAGCAAGATGTTATGTCTCCCTCTTCTGTTGTGTTTAGTTTTCCTGTGAAGTCTCCTAAATCTAGTACAACAGTTAAACAAGTTGGAGCTATGCAACAATTAGCTTTGTGGAAAACATATCAGAACCATTGGTGCGAACACAAACCAAGCATCACAGTCTATTACACAGACGATGAGTTTCTTCAGGTATCTCAATGGATTTGGGAGAACTTTGATTTGTGTAGTGGTGTTAGTTTACTTCCATACAGTGATCACGTATATCAGCAAGCTCCTTACGAGGACATAGATTCCGATAAATATAAAGAGCTTCTAGCTTCTATGCCAAAAGGCGTTGATTGGGAAGACTTAGGAGACTTTGAACAAGAAGATAATACTACAGGCTCACAGGAGTTGGCTTGTGTAGGTGGCGCTTGTGAGCTTTAAAGAAGGGAATATAATAAGCTTTAAAATACTTGTTAATTCTGACGGGCATGTCGTTACAGAAATGAGCGGCATACCCGAAAAGGATTTACATAGGATTTTTAAGGATGATGAGTTAGAGTTGATGCGTAAGATTATTACACTGACTCAACCTAGATTAGAAGAAATACATGGCTTCTTAGAAGAAGAGTTGAACGCTTTAAATCATGTAGGAAGTTAGCCTACAAACGTATTATATATAATACAAAAACAACAAAACAAATTAATAACAACCAGTACTGTCTTTATTAATGCTACAGTATGGGCATCAGAAGATGTGCTATCCACTGTTTCGCCTAGGCTCAAAGCCCACAGTGTCCATATCCTCTGCATAGTCTACCACTTTTCTCTGTTAGCCCAATAAGCCGCAGACATTTTGCCTTTAGCTATATTTTTTCTATGACGAGCTTTAAAAGAGGCTCGTTTCTTTTTCATACGGTCAGATTCACCCGCCTTGGGTTTTCCTGCTGTGCTTGCCCCCTGTTCTCCAAACCTAATCGTCTTGATTTTGTCACCTTCTTTCGCCACGACAACATGGCTTTTCTTTGGATGCTTGGGGGTACGTTTCGGTTTATTGAATCCACTAACTCCTGCCCTCTCTAACCTTGAATCTCTTTTCTTTTTAGCTTTACCGCCTTTCTTGTAGTCTTCTCTCATCGTTTCTTTCCTTTATGAAGGCCATGCTTAGCGTGTTGTTTTCCTTTGGCTGTTGCTTCTCTTTTCTTTTTATTCGCCGCCGCAAGTTTCTTCCTACCTGCCGCAGTTGATTTAAGTTTTTGTATAGTCTTTTTAGGCGCATAGACTTCGCCAGTTTTACCGCTAGGTTTTCCAGATGCAGTAGTCCACTTTTGCTTTGTCCATTTCTTCAAAGACTTCTGAGATTTTTTAAGTGCCACTACTTCTTTCCCTTTGCCTTTATCTTAGCCTTCTTAGACAAATCTTTAAAATGAAATAACTTTACACTTGTCTTAGTGTGAGACTTATTAGTGTGTAGAGTACCATCAGCCATCTTGTGACTAGAACCTGTATGCTCTGTACCATCTCTTTTATAATGTTTAACACCTTTCATTTGTAACCGCCTCCTTTAGCTTTGTATTGCTTGGCAAGCATCTGAGCCTTTCGTGCGCTCCACTGCCCTGCTTTGCCGCCCTTAGAACCTGCTTTAATTCTATTAAATAAGTTCTTACGCATTGTAGGCTTGGTATAATTACCCGCCTTGTTGACTGTTGATTTCTTTTTTGCAGGCATTAACTGTCCCTCGCTACTGATTTTGTTTTCTCTACTGTACGCATAGCTCCTAAACCTAACATGCCCATTAAGACAGGTGTTAGTAATGAAGCATCAACCTCCGGCACAACAAACCATATGCCTAGTATTGGCGATAAGAGTGTGTTATACAGCAGGGCCATACAACAACACCACCCAACTGCGGGCCGCCAACCAGACACAAACAAGCTCCTGTGCGCCGCCTCAGTTTTGTTTACTTCTAACTGACCCTTGGCAAGCTCTTGAGCGTGTCGCTCTGCCATCGTACTTATCTCGTGTGCTAGTGCCGCCTTCTTGTCCTTGTCTTCAATGAACTTGTCCAAGAGTCCTGACACTGGCCCTATTAATTGTTCTAACATAATTTCACCTAAATATTAAAGCGTACATAGTAAACCCAAGGAGTATTAAAGCGAGAATCAACCCGCCCCAAGTATATCTGTCCGACCAATCTTGACCTGAAATCATTCAAATATCTCCGTTGTTTGAGGGTCTACATACTTAGGCTTACAATAAGCTCTAATAGGTACAGGAAATGCTTCTTTAAATGTAATCCCTGCTGTGCCTTCTACGCCTTGTAAGCTTATACTCCTACTAAAGTATGTGCATTTGTTTACATCGGCCCATACACCATACTCTTCGGTTTCAATTACAAGACCATCAGCAGTAAGTGTTTCAAGCATTAATGCAAACACCAATTGTTTCATCGTATTACCGTACTGTTTACATCAACCCACTGAACCTGACACTTGCAGTCAACGGGTTCGTACTTGTTGCTTGGTCTTGATAGTTCTTGACACATATAAATACAATGTGACTTCTTTAAATAATATTGTGTTTGTTCCTCGACTACTTCGCCGCTTACGAAAAACAATAGAGCAAACACCATCTTCATTATTGTTTAGCTAGTAAAGCCGCAACCAACGCTTGTATCTGCTCGTTAGTTTTTTCTTGTATCTTTTCTTGACGAGCTAATGACTCTACAATTGCATCAACCTTAGTTTCTGTTACAGCTTGAGCCTGACCATTAGCCTGTGCTTTCTTAGCAGTCTCTTTGACTATTACTTCAATACGCTTGACTTCCTTAGTAGTAGATTCAGCATTGGCTTGTGCCGCACCATAGGATATAGCACCGACAAATAAACTGACTACTAGTGGAATGGCCCATGTTGGGATTACAATACCTTTATCTGACATTTTTTATATCTCCTAGTGTTTAAAATTAATAGCACCAAAGTACTGGTTTAAAATCATCTCGCATATCTACATGCACAAAAGCCTTTGCAACTCCAATGCCTACAAAGCCCATTGCACAGGCATGTCTAACTATTTGCATACGCTGTCGTCCACCGTTTACATATATGTCAGCGGCAATCCCACGGGTATGTGTTCCTCCAATTTTTTTTGCTTTCTCTATGCTGTGGTTGGAACTCCTGTAGCCACTAGTTATATGAAACGGAAAGCCACACACCTCTCTCAAGTGGTCTAGTTTTTGTATAAAGCCCTCGTCCATTTCGTTCTCGCCTGTTTCTTGGCAATCAAAGTCTGAAAGTTTAAAGTATTTAAAATCGTCTTTCATTTATGCACAGTTCCTTTTTAGTTGTTTCAATACTTTGCCGCCTTTAGCCATGCTTAGCACTCGCATAGGGTCATCCTCGTCCATGTAAGCTGTTCCCGCCTCTTCGTTGTAGGGTATGCCTGTAAGTTTGTTTATGCGCTCGTCAGGCTCAACAGGTGCGTTAGGCACTGGTGTAGAAACTCTTCCTCCTGTAGATTTAGGCATTAGCCCCGCTTTTTCACGCTCTTCAGATGTTAAAGGTGGATTAGAGTCTAAGAAAGAAGTGTCGGTATCAATTTTTATTTTAGACTGATCTTCAAAATCTTGAAATGTTCTATATGTATCTTCAAATGTTTCATACGGTTGATCTAGAGACAACATATTCATAGACTCAAATAAATCGTTAGCAACAGATTGCATTTCGTTTAACCTATTTTGAAAATTAATAGAGTCAGTATCGGACAATCTTAAAATTTCTTGCATGTGTTTATCTGTTAAATTCTCAGTTAGTTTTGTAGGGACAAATTGACCTAGTAACATTTTTTGAGCTTTATCTACTGTATAACCTTCTTCTCTAAGTAGCATTATTACACGAGTATCATCTAGCTGTCTACGAGCCGCTTTAATATAAACATGTAAATCTTGTTGATGTTGAAACTCAATAGCGTTTGTTTTTATTATATCTTCGTGAATTTCTTCTACTGTAGTACTAACTTTAATGTAATCTAAAAGATTTTTCTTTTTTAAAAGTTTAAAATTTTTAATGTGTCCTATAGTGTCAAGCTCTAAATCTTGCTCCCTCCAGTTAAATCCAATTTGGTTAAAAATTTCGTAGTATGGATCTCTATAAGACTGATCGTAATCGCTAGGTACTTTATTTATAGCGTCCATCATTGACACTGTTTTTGTCATAAATCCCGGCTCAAAAGAAGCATAAAATTTATCCATAATATTTTCCCACAGTATTCCACTTTTGTCATCACGGACTTGCATTCCTTCGCTGTCCTTACCAGTTTCGTTTAACCATCCAGTAACTAAACTTCTAATAGGGCCAGTAGCTATAGACTCTGTAATATATGGTTCAGTTATTTCAACTAAAGCATTAGTAATTACATCAGCGGCTATTGTATCCCACTTGTTTCCTTTTAAAAGACCATCTTCATAAGAATTAATTGCTGTTCTAAATGGGGCTTGTATGGTGTAGTAAGAGTTTAAGTATTGCGTGTTTAAACCATACATTTTTCCGGTATCAGAGTCTCTGTTAAATATCATGTCGTGTCCTTCACTCCAAGGGCCAGAAGACAATAATTTTCTATCTTCTACTTCCTGATCGCTCATACCCAAAATCATTTGAGAACCTTTAGATATTCCATAGTATCCAACATTAGCAACAGCAAAAGCTGTAAATCTTTCTAGTCCTCTTTTTCGTATAACAGAATTAGAAGACCGTATTTCTTGAAAAGATTGTTTTAATATGTGTCCACTTGTTCTTACAATTTCCGCAGGAAAAGCAACAAAGTTTCCAATAGGTGTTTTGCCTAAAGCTCTAAGACTTGGGGGTACTTTGTCATAGTTAGGCATGTTGTTTTTAACAATAGAGGCGGCTTGCCTTTTAAGAAGTCCTTCGTCAGCATTTGGAAAAGCTTTTTTTAAAATCTCTAGCTCTGTTTCATAAACTCTAATTTTTACAAAATCGTCTGTAGCAGTATAGACTTCAGCAGGTTTTCTAAAAACTAAATTTCCTGCTGAGCTTCCACCAACATCGTCAACAGCTTTGTCTATTTTTTGTACAGCTTTTCCGACTAGAGGTATGTCGCTAGTAATTTCTTTAAGCTGTTTTCTACGTTTTACAAAACTTTCAATACCGCCTTCCATCATTTCTCTGTATTGATTGAATGTTGTTTGAGTATTAATAATTCCTAAACCTTGATACTCTTGATACATTTCATCATACACTAGTCTTTCTTCTCTAGAGTTTTTAGCTTTAATTAATCTGTTTGCTATAACTTTAGAAGTAAGTTCATCAGCTTGTTTAAACACCACACCATTAGCACCTGCCATTTGCGATGCCCCTACTACGTTCCTAGCTTGAGTAGATAAACTATAAACTGTTTTCATTGATTGTGCAAAACCTTTATAACCTACATAATATCTATAAGCTTCTGACATAATATTGTCTGCTTCAACAATTGCAAACGTAGCTTCTTTATTTGCAAGAGCTTCTGCAATTTGTGGTGTCGTGTACATATTGTCTAAAACAGAGTTTGTTCCTGTAATTTTAGTAGGATATTTAGGCTTTCCGTTAACTCCTATAGACATTTGACCTTTAGTACCTTTATTAAAAATGTACTTACCATTACCAAGCTTTAGGGTAGTGTTATAAAAATTTTGCATTTCAACTATACGAGAAGCGTTCTGTATAGATAAAATAATTCTTTCTCCCGGATCTTTTATTTCCCCTAACAATTTTTTCATGTCTGGACTTAAATTTTTATTCTTCCTAAAAAATCTACCTACTTTTGTAGCTTGAGCTACGTAGTCTGCTGTAACGCCAGTATCTGTCAATATCTCATCAAGTTCAACACGAGCTTTTTCATCTGCATTTTTAACAATAGTGTCCATTCTTTTTGCGCTGAGAATATCTCCTGCATCGTCAGCTTTTGAAATTGCTTTTTGAACAATTGCTCTTGACATAGAAGCACGTACTGTTTCTTTTAACTGTGCGTCTACACTAAACCCCGCGTCTGTAAAAATTTTATACGAAG